AACCTGGCACGTAAAGATTCACCGACAGTGTGGGCGATGCAAAACTCTGCTGGAAAAACGTCAGCAAGCTGCCAATCGAGGTGCGTCTTGCATCCCCGTTATTTGGTGAATAAACGGGTAACTGATCTCCGCTAGAGATGACGTTCAGGACAGGCAGTTGGTTAATTGTAGGCATGATTGTCCTTAGTAATATTCAAGAGGCCCATCAGGGCCAGCGTTAACTGGATTTGCTGGTGGTCTGACATACGGATTATCGTACATGCGCCACGGCTTGTTGCCAGCACCTGAAGGCATAGTTCCAGGCAGTTGCTGTTCCAATGGAAATGTGGCTCGTTGCAGCAAGATGTCGTAACCCTGCTTGGCAGTGGTCTTGGTCTCAATCATCACTTGCTTGCCAAAACTCGGGGCGAGCCTGATAGCCAGACTGCAAATAATTGCTTCGTAAGCTGAATCAGGCACAAAGGTTTCTTCGTCTAAGTCGCTGTCCTGTGGGCTTGATGGCAAAGGGTAAGCCAAGCGGATGCCCTTGGCGTTCCAGTCAGCCATCATCGCGTCTAAGCGGCGCAGGGCTGATTGCAATTGCTCTGGGCCTAAATCAAAAACATAAGAGGCAAGTCCAATCTCTTCAAAGGATGCGCTTATGAATTGTCGTTTTGTGTAGCCCATTCCAGCTCCTCGATGTGTTTCAGCAGTGTCGCATCAGACCAGCGTTTGTCAACCTTCATTCCAATTGCTTCAGCTTGTTGCAACATCTCTTCGCGTGTTGCTGGACTTTCTTCTACAGGGATTTCGAAAACTTCAACAACAACTTCAGACACTACCACGACTTCACGCTTACCAATTGGCGATGGACGGATTTGTTTTGTTGCTTTGCGTTCTGCTGTTTGCGCCTTTTTAAGTTTGCGCTTTTGCAGCCGCAACTCTTTCCACGGGGCAAGAACCCTAGTCTTAACAATTGCGGCTGACTTAATCATTTCTTTTTCATTGGGGCTTTGCTTGGCTTACCAGCGGATTTTGCTGATTTTGCCGCCATGCCTAAAGACATTGCAATGGCTTGCTTTTGGGGCTTACCTGATTTCATCTCCATCGCAATATTCTTGCCTATGGTCTTTTTGGAATAACCTTGCTTCATCATTTTTAGCTCCATGTAGAACAGGCCAACATCTCTGCTGGCCTGTCTGGTTGATTAGCCGATCCGATACGAAACGAAGGTTTCGGCAGCAGTCTTGCGAGTGCGCCATGCGCCAGAGGTAACGGTGGCAACTGCGGCAGTGCCGACAATCGTGTGACCCGTTGCGGCGGCTGTAACCGTGAAGGCATTTGCGCCCGTAGCGATTACAGACCAGTCGAACGAATCACCAATTGCAAACTCACTGGCAGCGTCCAATACTGCACCGGTCGGCAGCGTGCCAGCAACAGCAGCAGCCGTGGTGGAGGTAACGATACCCGACAGGATCATCGCAGCGGTCAGAGCGCCAGTGGCGTTGAGCACGCCCGGCGTTCCTTGAAGCTGAAACTTCCCATCATCCGAAACTACCGGATCAGTGCCAACCGCGTAAGTTGCACCCGATGCACCAGCTTGGATAGTCACGCTAGTGGCATTGGTAAATGCGCCTGATACATAGGTGGTGTTTTCGACTACGGTCAACAAGTCCTGTGATTCAGGGAAATTGGGATAACCAACTTCTTGAAACACGCTTGCTGGCGAGTAGGCTTGAACGGCGATTTTCTCGCCCGCTGGCACGGTAACGGTAGCCGTACCTTGTGTGAAAATTACGTTGTAACTCATGATATTTCCTTAAGGTGTTTGGTTGAACAACAAGATGCCAGACATTTCTGGCTGTTTATTGACCACGCCAAACAAGGTATCTAAACGATACTTGGTTTTCATGGTGTTCACATCGTACTGCTTTTGCATGACCAGCTCGATGCCTTGATCTGTAGAAGCTCGCATTACTGCGACACCAGCATCAGACGGGACAGCGTAACGACCAGGCAGAATTTCGAGAGCATCTTTCTGCCAGAAGCAGTTGATAGGTGCGGCATCGGTGTTCAAGCGGTTGATGGTACGACCAGCAGCGGCAGTCACGATACAGTTTTGATACTGCAACTCGGCATCAGTTCCACCTTGTGCGGAAATAATGGGAGGTGTGATAACGCAAGTGGTTGCATTGGTCACGCTCACTACACGGAAGGTCTTGGAGAATCCAGTACCTTGCTTGGTGATGTGATGTACAGCTTCAACGCCTTCGATCTCGATAGCAGTTCCTGCTGGCAAGTCGGTGGTGCTAGACACGGTAATCGTTTGGAAACGATTGTCCACGTTGGCAGTTTCACCAGTTACAGCAGTTGAAGTTGCGAGAGGTACGTAGTAGTTGCTTGCTCCTACCAAAGTGCTCATCGTTGGGTCAGCGCCAGTAGCGGCTGCAATACGGTTTGCGTAGTCAAGTTTGTAGGTCTCAAAACCTGCGACCATACCAACATAAGAACGCTCAAACGCATTGTTTGACTTGTTACCAGCGAAGCCACGGGCTGCTGTGCCTGATTGGGCAGTACCACCAGCGATGTTGCCAGCGATGCCGTTGTAGTCACGGCTGGACAATGCCAAGTAACGGTCAAAGGCTTGTACGCCCTGCTCGTTCATGATGCTGTCGCACAGGGCCACGTCATCATAGTCACCAGCAGCAGTGCTGACAGTAACTACCAACGAACCGAGGTTAGCCGCAGTGTTCATGATGGCGATGTTGATGTCGGATGCCAGTTTCTGCTTTGCAGCTTCTCCAAGGCGACCTTCTTGCAACGCATCACGCAATTCCAAAGCGTCAAGAATGAACGGCACAGACTTTTGAAAGCCAAGTGTCGCTGGTACTGAAAGCTGGGTGAATGCGGTGAAGTTGTTAGTCTGGTCCATGCCATCATACGATTGCGCGATGTAAGGCTGTGGACGGTAGATAACATTGTTGGTGCGTTCCATCATCGAGCTATCTGTGTTGTAGATAGACACGTTGCGGGACAAAACTAAAGCATCGTTAAAACCTTCGAGGATGTCCTCAAAGGCAACGCGCTCTTCTTTACTAAATGAATTGCTCATAAAAAGCTCCTAAATAAATTACTTGGGTGCTGATCGTTTTTGCGCTTTGTACTGAATGACCTTGGTCATGTTGCCAGTACGTGCCGCATCTTCTCTCAGCCGTTCTAGTGTTGAGTCCACCGCACCTGATGAACGACCAGTTCCACTGATAATTCTTTCGGGTGCGGGTGCTTGCCTACGGTTTGTAACTTTCAAGTCTTTCTCCAGTTTTGCTACCGCAAAGGCAAACTTTACGGGGTCTTTGATTTCAGCCAACTCTTTAGCCTTGGCAGGGTTTTTTCCAAGTGCGTAAACAACAAGCGCAGGGTTATCTGCACCTTGCAGCAAAACGCCTTGCTGGGTGATAGAAAAAACTTGTTGAGCAACTTCTTCAGCATCCTCAAAGTCCTTTACTCTTAGCTCGGCTTTCGCCTTGCCGTAACCATCCAACTTGGCTTGCCATGCTTGTTGCTGATTCATAACTTCAGCTTCTTGCTTGGCGTTGACATCATCGGCTTGACGCTTGCGCTCAAACCAGTTTGTCAGTGCTTCCTCGTACTTATCAGCGTCATAGTCGTGATCTTCCAGCTTTGGCTTATTACCTATCACTACTGGTTTGTTCTCAGTAGGTGCGGCTTGTAGCTTGCCCTGCAATTCACGATTCTGCCGTTGCAGTTCTCGATTTGTTTTACGCAACTCTTTAACCCATTCAGGCGCAGGAGTATGTTCTTCGGGAGGTGGCGCTTCCTCACCAATGCTAACAACGACTTCTTCGGTATCTTCGGGTTCAACATCATCAACGATTTCGCTGATTACGGTTTCGACTTCTTCTACTTCAAATTCGTTGTCTTCAATTACTGCCTTTTGATTCATCTTTGACCCCATTCAACTCACCCACTTTGAACGGCTGGGTGGTAACCGTTATTTTGATTGTCGCTTGTTTTTTACTGGTTTGCAACAGGTTGTACTATTTGACCACGCAATATTTCTTGCACTGCATCTGCATTGGCAATCGCCATATTCTGTGCAGTCTCGTCAACTTTGCCTAGCGTTTCCAGCGTTTGAGCACGTTTTAGTTCTGCGCTTGCTACGGTTTCAACGGTATCGGCTCGGGCTTTGGCTGCTTTTGCTGTGGCTTCCTCGGCTGCGGCTTGCAGGTATAGTGCATTCGGGTCTTGCGGCTGGCCTTGCATTTCTGCCATAAGTTCTTCGGCTTCCATGTCGGTAGGCTTAACTACGCCCATTCGTAGGAGTTTCTTGCGGAAATAAGCATTGGCATCGCCTACGCCCTCGCCTTCCATGTTCATCATTGCCATTGCAGTTAGAACCTGGGCTGTCTCTGGGTCGGTGGTAATCTGAAGCATTCCTGTCAAAGCCCTGACTGTGGCTGCACGTTTACTACTGCTAGATGGCCCAACTTCTGCCACCACATCAAAAGTGGCATCGCTCAAGTCGTTTGCCATCTTCATTTCGCCCGTCTCTTGGTCAATCATTGGCTGCATCAGCTCAACCATGCCAGCACCGCCAGTGGGCGAGATGGTTTTCATCTTGCGCTTGTCTTCGGTGTAGATTTCCTTTGCCATGCTTAACCAGATTTCGCCGCATCGCTTCATGCCCTTGGCAAAATTGCTCATGTAGATGTAGGTCTGCATATCCACACGGGTTTGGATCAACTCCACCGCTTTGCCTGATACGCCCGACACCATCTTGTCTGCGCCCTGTGGATTGCCCAGAATGTCCTGCATATCCTGCTCGGTAATCTGCAAGAGTGCCGCCATTGCTGGGGGAATCATTGCTGATCGGGTATAAGCAACAGGCCCAGAGATTTGGGTATTGCCATCAGGCCCAGTGACAGGATTAATCAGCAGGTAAGGGTAATCCCGTAGATTGTCCTCTGCCCACATCACTTGATGCCCTGCTACCTGCTCGGGTGTCATGATGGGCTTTTCAATACTGGACAGTGCGCTTATCTCGCCCAGCTTGGAAAGTTGCATATTCTTTAGGCGTTGGGCATCCTTGGCTAGACGCACCGCACCCATGCAACGCTCGATGTTATCCACAAACCAGCGTTTGCCGTACACGACCACGATCGGGATGCACTTGCCAGCGATATAGCCAGCGTCCTCAAGAACCTTGCCGCCCGACATGATGTATTTGCGAACACGCATCCGCTTTACACGCTTTTGACGCACTTCACGAGTGCCGATAGCCAATAGAGTTTCCTCTAGGGTCTCATCGTTTACAAAGTCGGTCTGAGTGTAGCGTTCCTCAGTTCCATCAATGGCTTGGAATATGCGGATAGTCTCGGTCTTTTCCTCTAGCTTGTAGTATTCAGCCACAAAGACAATATCAGGGGTTGCCCAGTCAAACTCGTACTGGTGGATTATCTTAGGCCAATCGGTCGGGTCATCGTTGTAGATTTCTTTGTAGCTTTCACGGGTCATGCTAGTGACCACAAAGCAATAATTTGCGTCTGACTTGTCTTGCCTCTTGGCGTTTAGGTCAAAGAATACCGAACTGTCAGCATCGTAGATAGGCTCAAAGCGGATGCGTTGGCGGTCGTTCTCGTCATCTTCCTCGTCTTCGTAGACTGTCCGCAAACGCCAAGCCCCAATGCCACCGCCTACAGCTTCCTCAAAAGCATTGTCGTAGGCTTCATCGGCAACGGATGCTTGTTCGTCTGCACGGTATAGACCATCGCAGACTTCAGCCAGCTTGTCGTTCTCTGTGCCATCCTTGCTTACATAATCAACTGTGATGCGGTTGTTTCGGTATTCGTTAACGATACGAATGACCGCCAGCATGATTTTGTTGACTTCAAACCGAGGTTTGTTTTCGTACTGATCGTAGAGTGGGCCTTCCCACTGAGCACCACACAGGGAGTAAAACCTGCGGTCTTGCAAGCATTGCAGACGCTCATCACGCAGTGCGGTTTGGATGTCGTTAAACTGCCGCAGCGCATCAGAGTGCAGATTAGCAAGGCGTTGGTCGTTGGGTATTCGTGCCATATTTGTCCTTTAGGGCGATTATCTACCAGCGTTTTACATTAGGCAATGGCGTAAATGTAGCTGGTTTTGTAATCGCTGCTCGCCTAATACCCTCACAGGCATATCTTAAGGCATCAATTACATGGTTCTTTTTGTCCTCAAGATGGGGCAATATGCGCCCCGTCAATGGGTCTGATTTATAACTGTACAGGCTTAATTCGTCAATGGTATGCAAGCAGCGAGGATGAACCACGATGTCGTAATTCTTAAGAAACTCGATGCCTTCCTCTACCGACTTTGGGCCTTTTACCGCGGTCATGATCTTGGGGAAACCATTGCGCTTCATGTGGCTGATGGTCTCTGGTCGAGCTGAATCTGCCACGATAGGCCACTTCTCGGCCTCTGGCACTTGCATGAAAAGCTCTGGCGTATTGACAATCTCGCAGCCAACCATGTACGCCTCATAGTCAATGTAAAGCGTTCGCCCAATTATGTGGCAGCGCACCAATACTGTCGGGTCAATCGAAAATCCCCAGTCAGCCCCAAGTCGGTGGATGGCTTCTTCTGGTGCTTCAAACTCGTCAATCTTCCAGTTTCTAAATACCCTGCTGTTGCTGTTTCGTAAGTACTGACCCATCCAAACGTGCTGATATTTGTCAGGGTCACGCCGCTTGTCGTATTCCATCTCGTCCTTCAGGACTTGCGGAAACCAAGGGTTATCATTAAAGTTAACCTTAATCACAGCGGCATCGGTTGGCGGCTCAGGCCCACGCAACAGGAAGTCAACTGGGTCGCTGTTCTGCCTCGGGTTCCAAGTAAACCATAATTCGCTGTTAGGCTTGCGGATGGTAGGGCGCAACAGGTCAAGGCTGGTCTGGCTTAGGCTTTGGGCTTCCTCTACCCAAGCGCAGTCGTAACCTTCCAGCGATTTAATGCTGTCGGCAGTGTGATTCTGCATCCCTTGAAAAATAATCATGCCATCGCCTTTGCGAGACTTAATCACCGCATCTTGGACTTCAAAGTAAGCGCCAGCGTTCATGGCCTCAATCTTTGTCTCCAGCAGCCGCTTGACCGATTGGTTGAGTGACTTCTGTATCTCACGGACGCAAACACTTCTGCGCTTTTGGTCAAGGATGTGTGCTTCAATCATCAATTCTGCAAAAAGATGAGATTTGCCAGAGCCTCGACCACCCCATGCACCCTTGTAGCGACTTGGCTCTAACAAAGGCAAAGCCCACTCTGGAGTATTGATTTGCAGGGTTTTACCCATTTTTGATAACTACACGCTCAATCTTGGTGAACTCCAGCGGTACGCCATCTGCACCAGTCAGTTCGTGCTTTTGGGTTTCTGCCCATCGCATCTGTGTCTTACTCCACCAAATAGCCGCAGTCGTGTCGCCAGCCATTACTTTTTGGAATAGGGTTTTCCCTACCTGAGCATTTGCCTTGGCTTTGCCTGACTGCATCTCACCTGCAAAGTGCGCCCGTAACGTGTCAACGCTTATCCCATCACGTATCAATGCGCCTATCTGGTCAATGGGCAAGCCGTAACCGCTGAGTGCTTCAACCTGTTTACGCTCGGATGCTGTTGGTTCAAACGCTGGTCTACCTGCGCCTTCCCGTGCGCCGCCATAGTTCGGGTCGTGCTCTTTAGTTGGCACGATTTTTGTATTCTTGTTTTTAAGAATGGGTTTTTCAAGTTTAGACATTGCTTCCCCCTTGCTGCAAAGAATGGAGCGTGTCGGTCGGTACTGCCCCGCCCAGTTCCAAGGGGTGCTCGGAATCCTGCTTTTTGACACGCATATCTATCCGTTTAGGGTATGGTTTTGCCAATGGTGCAATCTTAGCACCCATTTCTTTATCAAGTGGCATTAGGTATCTGTGCTTGCCTTTTGTTTTTATTATTTCACATTCACTTGGCTTTACGGTTTTGCGTTGCTGTCCTTGTTGAATATTCCAGCCTTTTTCACTAACTTGTCTTGAATGCAATCTTTTCCCTTTATGCCAATATTCAACGCCTATAGCTGTATCACCACAATAGACCCAATTGGCTGCTTGATAAACGCCGCCGTGATGCCCATACTGTGGGTCTGCGAATGAGACAATAAGCCTTAAATTTGGGCTATTTTTCTTTAAAAACATCAATGCAAATTTAACTATTTTGCTTACTGTGCTTTTGTGATTTGTTAACGCAATCCTAGTTAGTTCACCACCTTCGTCTTGTTTTAATCCGTATGGTGTCATTAGGTTTGACGATGCGCCTCTACTAAAAATCAAAACACCAATAAATTTTCCATCTTCCCACGCACCAATTTTTACTAATGGCGGCACAGGAATGGATTTACTGTAATGCCAATTTAAACAAGCGTATTTGGCTGCATCATGGCTCGCCCAATCAATCTTTAAGTCAGGCTTGTCTTGCATCAAATTCTTTCCCGCAATGTGGGCAAGCAATCCATTTTGGGTCTAACTCATCCAGTTTGCCTTGTTCTTCTTCTGTTGCTGGTTCAAAGTCAGGTGTTTGCAGTGCTTTTATTTCCTCAGCTTTAAAGCCAGTCAAATCTAAATTAAACCCCAGTTCTCCGATTTCTCCCAACTCAAGCGCCAGCATCTCATTGTCCCAACCAGCATTCAGCGCAAGTTTGTTGTCTGCCAGCACATAAGCCCGTTTTTTAGCATCAGACCATCCTTTAGCTACCATTACAGGGATTTCAGTCATGCCTAGCTTTTGCGCCGCTAAAGTACGACCGTGCCCCGCAATGATGCCGCCTGTCTCGTCAACTAAAACAGGGGTTGTCCACCCCCATTCTTTAATGCTTGCAGCTATCTGGCCTACTTGCTCATCGCTGTGAGTTCGGGCATTTCGGGCGTAGGGGATAAGTTTGCTTATCTTCCACTTTTCTACTTTGTCGGCTGGATTCATAGCGTCCTTAAAAAAAAGGGGCCGAAGCCCCAAGGCTGGCAACTGCGGTAGTCAGCATCTTCATTCTACTGCAATTGGTACATTTATGTTGACAGGCCATTCACCCCTGTGAACTAAAAGTTGCACGGTTTTGTAATGCGCCACCTTCCATGCAAGTTTTCTTTCATCTTTTGACCACTTTGAACCTTGGTCTATGTCGTAATGGCAACTCATGCAAAGGGCTGCTGTGTACTCATCGCTGGCCTTGATTCCCCTGCCTTTGCCGCCCAAGTCAACCCAGTTTGAGTGTGCCGCTTGGACAAAGTTGCCTGACCCGCATATCTGACAATCAAGGTTTGACACCTTTTTTAGCAATTCCTTGCTGCGAACATAAGTTTGTTTTGTTCTCAATGACCACCTCCAATGTGGAAAACTTGTGAATATTCGCGCATTCAAGTCTGCGCTTCCGTGTATTGTCTGTGGATAACCTTGTATCTTTAACCCTTGTCCATGCCCCGCAAACTGGACATTTCATCGCATCGCCCTGTCGGTTCGGTTGCCAGCGTAAATGTTGGCTTTTTCGGCTTCAATCCTTGCCTGTGCTGCCACCATCAGCCAGCGGGTGCGCTCTCTTTGCTCTACCGCTGCCTGTAATGCCAGTAGGTGCTGTGTATATTTTGGGTCTGCATAGGCTTCCCGTTCTTGGGCAGCTGTGGTTTTGTGGCCTTGTAGCTCAAAGTCTTTCATTAACTGCGCTTTGACAGTTTTTCTGAGTTCCGTCATGTAAACCAATTGCGCCTCGGCTACTGCATAGTCTCCTGCATGGTCACGCAAATAATCTACGGCTCGGTCAAGGTTGCTCATTTAATACTCCAATCATTCTTAATGCCGCTTCTACGCTATCAATCCGTGCCAAGGTACTACCAGCCCAATTGTTAAAAAAATCTGCCTGTAAGCTCGTTAAACGCTTCTTGGAGGTGGTTTTGACTTCTACCAAGAATGTGTGGCCTTTGTACCCTACCAAAAGGTCAACTGGTAAGCCAATCACCCAAACGTACGCCCCTGCTTTGCGTAACGCTGCCACAATTTCAGTTTGATTTGCGTCTGTTCGTGCTGCGTATCTCATGCTATTTCCCAGTGCTTTGCAGTTTTTTTAAGGATTCGATCTCTAACGCAACCGCCTTGCCCAATCCCTTCCAATACGGGCTTTTCTCGTATTCCTTCACCATGTGGCGGCAATGGTCTATCCATCCTGCATTCATGGCTAGTTTGGCGTAGTGTTGGGCTAATTTCATCATTCTTCATTTATTGTGTCTGTGATTCGCAAAGCACGTTTTGCCATTTCAACCACCTCAATTGGCTTTTTTACCCCTAATTGATGCTCGGCAAGAATTCGTTTGGCCCAATATTTTTTGTCGTTTACGTTGGCTTTTTCTTCTTGAGTAAGTTCTCTATGCTCTGAACGAACAGGCCAAGAACCCCATTGGTGGTAGCTGCATAGTGGTCGCTCAATATTTATGCTCCAAGGCTTACCGCAGCCTGGTTGAGTGCAAAGCAAATAACGCCCCTCGTCAATGGTTGATTCTTGACTTGTTTTCTTGAAATTAGTGAGTGCCATGATATTTTCCTTCAACGATTTTTGCAAAATTGCTTGGCTTCAAAATCCACTCAAGGTCTGCCAAAAATGCACGACCGTCTTTGCTGTTGACCCGTCCAGTTAAAAACTTGGATTGCCCAATGTGGTCAAAGAATTCTGTAAACCAAGTTAAAACGTCTGAAATTTCGGCTTTGTTGTCTTTTGCCAGTTCTTCTGCCACTTCCCGCCATCTTTGTCTCAAGTAACCTTTTCGTGTGTCATTCCAAACCTCTACCCTGCGTAGTGTTGGCAAGTGCTTGTGGTACAGGTCAACAATGGCTTGATGATTGCATTTTGGTAAACCTGTTTTATCGTCAAGTTCGCCCTCAGGCGGACATATATTAGATTTGTGTTCTGTGTTATGTGTAATGGGTAATGTGTTATGTGTAGCATTGCTTTCGGATTGCGCTGGCAATGCGTTCGCATCTTTTGCTTTGTTCCATCGGGCTTTTGCGCTTTCGCTGGCCTTGACAGATTTCTCATCAGCCTTGGAGATTTCTTTGTTTGCCCTGTGATGAACCCATCCATCGGTTGTGCGTTCAAAATACTCACGCAAAACAATCGCAACGCAATCGGTATGCGAACGCATCCTGATTTGTCTTGCCGTTTCATCAATGTCTAATGGAATTGCTTGCTCGTGAAGATAGTACCAATCAAGCAGCCGCCGATAAGTTAAATCTTCCATTTCTGAAAGATGTTCGGTGTGACTTTTATAGTCCCCAATGTTGAATTGGTAGTAGTGCATCGAGTTTTTACCTTTTTAACGCACCTTTGAAAGAAACTGCGGCAGGGGAAGGTGTAACCCTTTTCAGTCAGGAAGCAACCCCTGACCTAGCCGTGTTTCACAAAAACTATACCACAGCCTTTTGCGCTTCCGCAATCTGCTTCTTAAACTTGTACTTCAACACCTGTTCCCAGGACTTAGGAACACCCCGCTGCCGCCAGTTGGACACAACGTTCTGTTTTACGTCCAGCATAAAAGCCAAACGCCCTGTTCCACCAGCCGCTTTAATTGCTATTTCCAAGATGTTCATTGCTGCATTATATACACGATTGTGTAATTCAGGCTTATTGTAAAAAACTATAGGCAAAGGCGAGTCTATAAATTTATTTGTTAAAAATAGTTGCACGGCCTACACAAATGTGTATAGAATTCAGTCATGCCCCGAACATCTTGGGGTCTTTTTAGAAAGTAAGCAAATGCACTCAGCCACACTCACCTACGACAACATCGTTTGGGAAGTTACATACGAATGGGAAGATGCCCAGACCGAGACGGAAATTGACCCACCCATCCCCGCAATTGCCACCATTGACCAAATCTACGTCAACGGCATTGAGCTTTATGAGCACATTGACGTTCACACCATCTACGCATTAGAAGCAATGATTGTGGAGTCGCACGAATGAAAAACATTGCCACCGCTTTTCTGTTTGCCGCCCTTATTGGGCTTCCCTTTGTAATTTACTTTTGGAGAATGTAATGAAAGGTTTAATTGCTTACTACATGGAACTCATGGGGCAAGTGGAATTCTGCCCGTACTGCATGGAAGAAAAAGATGGCAAACTTTCTTGTTGCCAAGAAAACCATTTTGTCCCGTTCTCGGATTTGGACACCGATTCACAACTTGACATCATTAAAGAGGAATTATTATGAAAGTTTATCAAGCAATCAACGCCGTTCAATCTGAACTGGCAAAAATTGGAATCAGCAAAGATTCCCGCAATAGCCAAGGCGCAGGTTACAACTTCCGTGGCATTGACGCTGTTTACAACGTCTTGTCATCCATCATGGCAAACAATGGCCTTTGCATCATTCCCCGTATGCTTACCCGCAATTGTGAAGAACGTACCAGTAAATCAGGTGGAAATTTGTTTTATGTAACTGTGGAAGCCGAGTTTGATTTGGTAAGCGCAGAAGATGGCTCAAAACACACAGCACGGACTTTTGGCGAAGCAATGGACAGTGGGGACAAGGCTACAAACAAAGCAATGTCAGCCGCTTATAAATACATGGCTTTTCAAACGTTTGCCATTCCAACTGAAGGCGACAACGATGCAGACAACCACACGCATGAAATTGTCCGAACACAAGTTTCTAGTTCAACTATGCAAGCCTTAATAGCCGACATTGCAGCCTGTGCCAATGAAAACGAATTGAAAACCGCATATTTTGAAGCAATCAAAGTGGCTGGCAACGACCAAAACGCCAAAACCGCCATCATTAAAGCCAAAGATGCAAAGAAAGGGGAGCTGTCATGATAGAAATGATTGAACAACGGACAGACGATTGGTTTGCCGCCAGATTGGGCAAAGTGACCGCCAGCAGGGTTGCCGACTTAATGGCAAAGACCAAAACGGGTTACTCAGCCAGCCGAGAAAATTACATGGCCCAACTGGTGGTCGAAAGGCTTACCAACACCAAGGCTGAATCGTTTTCCAGCTCTGCTATGCAATGGGGTACTGACCAAGAGCCATTTGCCCGTGCAGCATATGAAGCCGCACAGAACGTTTTAGTCGAGGAAGTAGGCTTTGTACCTCACCCACGGATTGAGTGGGCTGGTGCATCGCCTGATGGCCTTGTAGGGCTGTTTGGTATGTGTGAGATTAAATGCCCGAACACAGCAACCATGATTGAAACGCTGTTATCAGAAAAAGTGCCAGCCAAGTATTTTGCACAGATGCAAATGCAAATGGCTTGCACAGACCGAGCCTGGTGTGACTATGTTGTTTTTGACCCACGGATGCCAGCAAAGGCGCAATTGTTCATCAAACGTGTCGAACGAGATGAAGCCTTCATTGCTGAAATGGAAGCCGAAATCAACAAATTTTTGGATGAAGTCTCCATCCAAGTAGAAAAACTTAACTTAATCATTGAAAGCAAATAATGGCAAAAATCAAAAAAGAAGTGTCTTGTATCGTTGGGCAATACACAAACGCCCAAGGGCAAAACAAGAACCGCTACCAGCGCATCGGCTCAATCATTGAAACCAAGAATGGCGAAATGCTGAAGCTGGATGTTGTTCCGCTTAAAGAAGGCGGTTGGGACGGTTGGGCTTACCTTAACGAGCCAAAGCCTAGAGAAGACCAGCCCCGCCGAGGCAGCGGGTTTGACGATATGCCAGACGATATTCCATTCTAAAGAAAGGGCGGTGCAAAATGTTTAGAGCAAGAAACACCGACCCCCTGACCAGTTGGCTGGCTGCGGATTCCGCTAAAGAACTGGCAAAGCATCACGCCACAATTATTGTGGACTGCCTACGCAAGCACGGTAAATTAGGCAAAGATGGCATTGCCAACATTACAGGGCTAGATTCCAATCAAGTTGCAAGACGGGTAAAAGAGATTGAACGTGACGGGCTTATTTGTTTAACTGGTCAAACAGTGCGTAGTAACTCAAACCGAATGGAGCAAGAATGGCAAATTACACCGACCCAATTGAAGCTGATTTAGAAACCCCCACAGTTTTTGAACGGATATGGGATGGCTTTATTGAACTTATGGCCTTACTTGGCATGGTAGCAACCATCGCCTTTGTAGCAGGGTACATCGTTGCCAGCCAACCCTCAAGCGTGACGCAGTGCGAATCCACCAAGACAGTTTTAGCGAGGAGCATATTCAAATGAACCAAGAACTAATTGACATGGCTAGACAGGCTGGCATTACGATGAGCAGTCAATATGGCGCTCAATGGGAAGCAAACACAGAAGACCTTGAAGCCTTTGCCGCCCTTGTCCGTGCTGATGAGCGTGAAGCGTGTGCAAAGGTGTGTGTTGCCGTTGCAGAGAGAAATATTTGGTGGGATATAAATGAAATTGAGGCAGCAGTAGAGTGCGCCGCAGCAATCAGAGAAAGAGGAGAAAACGTATGAACCACTTAAAAAATGTATGGGAATGGCTGATAAACCATTGGGTCATGCCGACCCCTGCGGAACTTATCGCCGAGGAACTGATACAAGCGCAGCGCACCAAGCTACGCCACCAGTCCGCAATGGAGTACCACACCGCCCTTGTTGCCTACAACGTGGCACGGATTAAACGCCTTAGGCAGTTGACTGCTAAGACGGAGACAACCGAATGAAACTAGCAGCAGGAAATCCAAACCTCATGCGCGTAAACCGTCAAGCCACTTTAGGTGAGTTTGCACGGCCTGAGAAAACAACTTACAAATACGGTCAAGGCGGTGGTTATGTGCCAATGGTACGCACGGCTGACATGGCTGAACCAAGGACGTTTAATCACATGAAAGACGGGCAAATCTACAAGCCCGACAATTCACCTCCTGCACGGGCTGGTGCTACCGATGCACTGCAAATCCAAAGCCGAGGCTATAAAACGTAAGTGCTGGTTAAACTACGCAAACGCACGAGTACCTGATTTGTCGATAATTAGGGCTTGCTTTCTAGGTTCTGCATCAGGGGTGTTAGTGATGCTGATATGTGTCCAACCGCCACCTTTTACGGGGTCTGAAAACTCACGGATTAACTGCTGGTAAGGTAAATCAGCAGCAATGACCGCACGAACTACCTCGTCAGGGGTAACACCTGGAACTCGAAAGTCAGCAGCGCACCCCTTACGATGCTGAGACTTGTCAGAACTTCCAACTGCATCATTGACCTGCTTACTGCGGAACGCAGAGTTAATCATTACAGGCTTGCCACCAAGGGTTTCTTTGACTTGTTCCAGCAGTTGCGCCAGTCGTTGCAGGTTGCTGATTTCCTCTTGGGTCGGGCTATTGTCAAACTCACGATGGTCGGTGACGGTTAACTCGTCAAGGGTAAAGTGTTTACTTAGATGGCTCATTTTTTACCTTTCATGTCGGCTAATTTTTCAAGCGTTCTGCCGCCAAAGTACGCACCCATTACGAGCATGCCCCACTGCCCAAGCAGCGTAACGTAAGACTCGGAAATCTTAAAGCCGAAGCCGTCCAGAATAGCCAGTGTGAGGTAAGCGGTCAGGATATACACCAAGGTCATTGGGCGCACATTTTTAGACAGCCATGAATCTGAGGACATATCCGCAGTCCAGCGGTCTGTGGTGTTTTGCTGCTCGGCTTTAAACATCTCGGTCTCGTTTGCCATCTTCGCCAGTTCACCGTTTTGCTGCATCTGAAACAGGTCAGCTTTGGCCTTTTCAGCAGCAATCGGGTCAGGCAAAAAACGGTCAATGAGTTTGCCCCCAATAGCGGCAAGTGGGTTCAGGTCACTCAAGGTCATTGTTTACTCCTAGATAACATGGTTGCTGCAATACTCAGCATGGTTCGTGCTGATTCTAAGTTTTCGGGTTCGGTTTCCCATCCCACGGTTATCTGCCCCACAAACCGCCCCGGCTCTGGTGGAACACTGATTCTGCAAGTATAGGTAACGCCTTTGTTGATGTACCAAATACCCATTTCAGACTGCGCCGTGCGGTACTCCCCGCAAGGGATTTCGTTTGCCATTAGCTTCACGACGTCGGCATTGTTTGCCGCGTTCTGTGTAAACAGCCCCACATCCAGCCCGTCATTGGTTTTGTCTCGCCCATCCTTGGCGTAGGCTCGGTACAGCACACGAGTTCCAAACATTGGGTTGACTTTGAACACCGCAACGATAGTGGCGTTGGTGGTCTTGAACAAGTGGGCGGAGGCATCCTCAACACGGTCCTCGGCAATGCTGGGTATCTTCTTGGATTCTTTGTAAGCCCCAATAAGTAGGTCTTGGTTTGTGTACACAAAATAACCAGCGAAAGCAACCACGCCCATGACAAGAATGGCGGCAAGTTTAAACGGCGAATCTACATACCCAAGAACTTTGTCAAGGGTTGAATTAGCGTTTAACGTTCCTTCGCTCATAGCTTCCCTTTCATTGCAATTACACCCCAAGCCACTAAGATAAAGATGGCCGCAGCCACCAGTATGCACAATCCCATCGTGATGGCTTCGTCTATCTCTTGCTTGCGGTTCTTAGCCGCCCTAGCATCCAATATCTCTTGCGTTCGCCTACGCTGCACTATGCTGTTGCGCTCAAGCAGAATCTGACTCCAAAGCTGGCTGTGGCCTTGGTTGATGAAGTGCCACTTCAATTCTTCCTCAGCTTTGTTTAATTCATGCAGTTGCATGACAGTACTCATAGCTTGGCTGGTGTCCGAACTGTATTTCTTCTTTGGGTCTTTAACCGCTTCCTTGGCTACCTTTTCCTTTGCGTCAAAAAACTTCATCACGTCATTCGTGATTCCTTGGACATCCTTACCCATTTTTATTGCGGCCTGAATACCTTTAATGGCTCCTTGGGCTATGGCAAATGCGCTAATTGGGTCGATCATTTTTGACTTCCAGAACCCAGCGGCACACCCTTCCGTCTTTATCTAAAAATTCAT